GATGATCCGGCGGATGGACGGCCTGCCGCAGTGCGCCGCGGTGCTCCAACAGGTCGAAGTGCCGCCCCCGTACGCTGGCGAGACGCTCGATGCGGCTGCGCAATTGCGGGTGGATTCCCTATCTGGCGGTATGGCAACCGTGCTCGCACAACTCACCTCACCAATCAATATCAGCCTAGTCAGCCAAGGGGATCTTGTACAGTTCAACTATCAGGGGCCGATGTATGAAATCGTACAGCGCACCGCCGATTCATTGACGCTTCAAATCGATCTGTCTCAGGGGCAGAGGTTGCCTTGGCCTAAGGCCCCAGCGCAATCCGCGCCGGTGGCCTATCAGATCACCCGGCAGCCCAGCAAGTCGGCTGTTAGTTCCCTCCAATTGCCCGCCCGCACAATCATCGATCTGGAATTCTCGGGGACTGATTCGCATTCCATCGGCGCGCAAACGAATTCGCGCGTCTACATCATGTTTTCGCCCAATGGATCGTTGGAGCGCGTCTACCATGATGGTCACGTCCACTCAGGGGCCGAACCGATCTTTCTGCTGGTCGGCAAGCAGGAGCGGGTCCCGGCCGGCACGGCCGAGGACAGCTTGACCAACTGGCAGGACCTGAAAAATCTCTGGGTGACGTTGAACCCGCAGACGGGGCTGATCACCACGATGGAAGTAGCCAAGGGCAACAACTATCTTGAGTCCCGAAAGATTGCCAGGGAAGGCCAAAGCATGGGAGGACGGTAAGGGCGACGGGCTGAACCACCACGACAATATCCACAACCACTCCATGAGCCAAAAATAGGGGATTACAAACGTGGATCATGGGACCGGCTCCGCCTTCGACGACGTGAACGCTCATCACCACCTCCCATCTGGGCAACTCTCCGTTACCATCTTGATCTTGTTCACCAGAGCGAAGCGGCTCTCGGACACGCCGCAGCGGCACAGTTTACAGCGTCCACCGTCGAATATCTTTCCTGCGCGGTAGTGCTCACACGGTTTCTGGCAACCGCCAGTGCCACAACCACCTCCGCAAATCCGAAAGCATATTGCGGTTTCCTCTTCCGTTCGCACCGGATAACCGGCTGCCCGCCAACGCGCGAGCGCTTGGGCGTAGTGCTCTACATCTTTCCATTCAATCCCTAGTTTCTCGGCTGCCGGGCGAAGATTCGGAGCCTTCGGGCAGTTGCGGCGGGGCGGCTTGTCGGCTTTCAGTTTGTAAACCCACTTGCATTGCGGGCATTGCCAGAGGCCGTCGGTGTTGAGTTGGAAGGGGCAGTCCATTACAAAGCTGTTAGGTCGGCAGTTGAGCCAACACCAGCGCACTCAGTTTGACTACGTGAGGAATATAACAATTGAAAACTACTGCAATCTATGGGCGGACTGATTACCTTATTCCACACCATAATTCCCACGCCGCCAAACGATAAACCCAACGTGGTTTTGTTTACTGGTGCCCCAATATCCAGAGTATAATTGTCGTTGAGCGGCCCGCCGCAAGCTGCCGAATCAAAATCGTATGTCCAGCGACAATTACCCACCCCGCTCTGCGTCAATATAAACTGTCCATCATACGTCTCATCGCAAAGGGCACAATCTTCATCCGCGACACCGCTTACATCGAGTTGATACTGCAAAGGCGTCGTGCCCGAACAATGCGTACAGGGTTCCCCACCGCAGCAACCACACGGATACCACGGTGCAAAAGTCATCATCGGAATCTTCGGCACCAACCGGCCAATGAACGGCGGCACGTACAGCCCGCTCTGGAGTTTTGCCCAGTGGCGAGGCATCACGGGCACTCCACCATTCTAATCCAGTATTTGTCGTTGCCCGGATCGTAGACGGCCTGACCCTTGTCGTTGTTGTCCCCCTCGTAAATGTAATCGCTGCTGGCCGGTTCGTTGTAAACCGTCGTGACTGCCGTATCGGGCTGGTAGCCATCGACGTAGGTCACATTGTCGCAAGCAACACTTGCGTCAGTAGTCGCCAAGGCTGCGTTCAAAATGAACTTGATCCACCGCGCCTGGTGCTCAAGCTCGACGATCTCGAACTGGGCGCTGTCCGGCAACCACTTCGCGTACCCCCTTGCCCCGCCCTGCCCGGTAGGCTTGTCGTTCTGGTTGAACTTGCTGAACGGGTCGTAGACCTCGAACGTCACATCGTCGTCAACTGAGTACGTGCCGCCAGAAAGGATCAGCACCTTAGCCGTCGCGTTGCTGCCGAATATCAAATTCTCAGTCAACTCGAACGGCCAAGTTGTCTGCGGCTCAGGAGCAACCACTTCCCACCGCCCGCTCTGCTTGCTCCAAATGGCGTATACGATCATACCGGACCGCCAGGCCGGAAGCCCGACGTAATTGTCGCCGGAATCCCGCAATGCGAGCAGGTAGTACAGCGTGGCCGTCCGCGACGTCTGCCCCAAGTAGTCGGTGTTGGGTGTGTCCAGGTAGACAGCCTGCGCGTCCTCGGTATAGGGCGGCTGCAAGGAGAAGGCAGGGTACGTCAACCCGTTCTGGAGCAGGAAGGGGATCGTCTTGCTCGCGCGGGGCGAGGCGATCCGCACGCCGGTCATGCTGACGCCTACGGTGGTATCGCCGGCTCCGCGGACCTTGCCCGCCAGCTCGGCCCGCCGCTGCATGTCGTTCAGCCGGCGGTGAGTGATGAAGTCGCCCTGTTCCCACGGCGTCAGCGGGCCCACGTCACTCTCCCCGGAACAGGTTGGTGAAGTTCGCCAGCGGGTACACCTCGTCCGTAGCCGCCGCCGGGTTCCAGAGCTTCTGCCAGGGCGGGTCGGCGTTCGGATGCCAGAAGTGGTTCCAGCCGTAGATCGTACCGCCCACGTCGTCCGGCGTCAGGTCGATGTACTTCTCGATCACCGTCAGCGAGAGGTTCCAGAATTCGCCCCCCTCGAACGTCCAGTCGCGGCTGGCCGAGTAGCCGGCGAACAGCAGCGTCTCGGCCTTCGCCTCGTTGTACGGCGTGTTGGCCCGGTTGACCGACCCCATATACTTACGCAGGTTCGTCCAGGGCGGGTCGAGGACGTAGTACCACGTCCACTCGTGCGTGATCGTCGGGATGATGATGCCCGCGTCGATGTCCTCGCCCACCGGGTCACCCGCCGCATTCTGCCAGGTGAACCCGTGCCCCGGCAGCGTCATCATCTCGGCCGTCGCCGTGCGGGTGTGCGACAGGTATGTACCTGTCGGCACCTCCGGCTCGAACTGGCCGGCCATCAGGTCAACGGACACCAGCCTGCCGCGGTACGTGACCGTCGCGTCAAGCAATGCGTACTCCGTACCGGCGACGGCCGGCGGGTTCTCCGGATCGCCCGCCTCGAAGCTCAGCCCCTCCGCTCTCAGCCAGTTGTACTGCGGGTGCCGGGCCCGGTTGCCCACCGTATAGCCGAGCCCGGCCAGGAACTCCACGGAGAATAGCTCCACGCACAGCGCCTCCAAGTCCGCCCCAGCGATCTCCAACACGCGGGTCGCCGTCGCCCCGTCCATGCCCAAGGTCAGCGACCGCTTCTTCTCAGTGAATGACACTGCCATTAGCCAGCCCTCCCCACGAGTCCCTTTTTCAACTGTTCGTCGATCGACACCAGCCGCTTCTCCTGGATCTCCCGCTGCTTCTTCAGTACCTCCAATTGCTTCTCGGCCACGTTGATGGCCTTCTTGTCCTGTATGCGCGTCTGGATCGACTTGGCGAAGTCCGCGATGGCCGTGAACTCCGGCGTGCGTCGGGCCGCTTTCGCCCGGCCCTCGGCTTCCTCGATCCGTCCGCCGATGCCGCGTAGCCCCATCATGGTTCCTAGCCGCTCTTTGCCGAGCCACAACATCCCACCGGCCTTCGCCATGAAAGCATCGAACTGCTTTCGCTGGGCGGCCTCCAGCTTTGCTTCGCGGGCTACGTCCAGGCCCATCTCCTGCTCGGCCACCGTTTGCATTAGCTTGGCAAACTTCGTGTCCTTAGTTCGGGGACCTAGTGATTCCACGAGCTGCCGTTGCATCTCTCTTCCTTGGGCCTCGGCTGCCCCGGCCCGCGCCTCGGCCAAAGCCGCTTCCGCTGCCCGAACTCGAACTGAGGCGTCCCTGAGTTCATCTTTCAGGGCACGCTCTTCCCCTCGCCACTTTGCGCCCCTCGCGAAGAATCCCTCGGCTGCCTTTCTTTTCTCAAATTGCTCCAAGTCTTTCCGCCGCTGGGACACTACTTTCTGCGATGCCTTAACTCGCTCCTCTTGGGCTTTAACCTCATCGAACCATTGGTCTGCGGCCGCTTCCCCGCCCTTGGTCTCCGTCGTCTGCATCTTGTGCAGATCTTTTGTCGCGGCAACCTGCTTTGCCTGCTCCTCCCTCATTTCCTTGAATCGGTTGCGCAGCCCCGTCATGTTCGTGAGCTGCTCGTACAGGACCTCATTGAAATCCTTCCCTGACGCGGCCGCAGACGCCGCCGCCATTGCGTACATGCCGAGCATCCCCGCGATCGCTGTCAGGCCCAGCGCCAAGGCGCCCCCCGCTGCCGTCAGCCCCATCAATGCCGACATGGCCCCGAGGATTTTCGGCATAATCAGGAGCAGTATCCCGTACTGGACGATCACCTTGGCGATGCCGAGGGCGTGCGACACGGCGCCCTCGCCGCTCTCGGCCAACACGCTCGTCCACTTCGTGATCCGGTTGACCAGCTTCCGCAGCGGCGGCAGAAGCTGCTCGCCGATCGTGATCGCCAGCCCCTCGGCCGCCGACTTCAGTATCGTCAGACGCCCCTGGAACGTGTTCAGTTGTATGTCCGCAATCCGCTTGGCTGTGCCGCCCGCGTCCTGGAGCCGCCTCTCCATCTCGCGGATCGCGTCGCCCCCCTCGCTCATCATCGCGCTGAACGCCGCCATCGCGCGGGTCCCGGCCAACGCGGCTATGATCGCCTGCTGCTCCGTCAGCGTGTACTTCTGGAGGCCCGCCTTGACCTCGTTGACGACCTGCCCGAGGTGCTTCATCTTCCCCGACTCGTCGGCGATCTCGACACCGAGCAGCTTGAGCGCCTTCTTCACCTCGCTCGGCTGGGCCTGGAGCCGGATCAGCATGTTGCGCAGCGCCATGCCGGCCGACGCGCCCTGGATGCCCGCGTTGCTCATCACCTGGATCGTGGCGACCAGCTCTTCGATCTTCTTGCCGGACGCTTTGCCGACCGGCCCGACGTGCCTCATGGCCTCGCCGAGCTGCACCAGGTCCGTGTTGCTGGTGGTGAACGCCTTGGCCAGCACGTCCACCGTATGGGTCAGCTCGCTCGCGCTCAGCTTCATGCCGGCCATAATCTTGGCGGCGATGTCCGCAGCCTGAGCCACGTCCAACTGCCCGGCCGCGGCCAGGTCGAGCGTCGGCTTCATAGACGCGAGGATCTTGTCGGACTTGAAGCCGGCTAGAGCGAAGAAGCCCATGGCCTCCGCCGACTGCCGGGCCGAGAACACCGTCGTGCGGCCCAGGTCCTTCGCCTTCTGCTTCAGCGCGTCGAACTCGGCTCCCGTCGCGCTGGTCAAGGCAGCGACGCGGGCCATGCCCTGCTCGAAGCCAGCGGCTGCTTTGACTGCGACCGCGGCCATGCCGCCGGCTAGCAACAGCCCCATCCTGGCCTTCGCGGCGACCGCCTCCATGCGCCTGATGCCCATCTGGAACGACGCCTGGACCCTCTTCAGCCCGGCGTCGAACGAGCCGGTCCTCAGGCCGATCAGGGCGAACGCCTCTCCTAGCTTCAGGGCCATATCAGGTCAATCCTCGCAGTCTGTGGCTCTCTTGGATTCGGGCGGACGCCGCCGCCGACTCTTCGGCCGAGACGCGGAACGTGCCCGGCCCCAGGTCCGACTCCGGGGCCATGTACGTCCGAATCTGGTACGTGGTCATCTTGCCCACCTGCTGCGGCGTGAAGCCGTACTCCCGGGCCAGGGTCCGGCAGATTCGCCGCCAAGGCATCGGCACATACTTGTCGTCCGGCCCGCTTTCTACAGCGGGCCAGTCGAGTTTCCCAATTCGTCCTCGCCGGAAGGCTTGTTCATCTTCTCTTGTATGCGCTCAAGCACGTCTCCAGCGACCTCTTTAGCATTGCCGCCTTCGGCCGCGTCAATGGCCAACTGAACCTCGGCGTCGTACAGCTCGCCGATCTCGTCCAGCGTCGGCGAAGGCTGGTTGCAGTCTTTCGACTGGAGCCACAGTATGTAGACCGTGCCCTCGACCGTGGCCAGCCACTCGGCCAGCTCGAAACGCGCTACCGACTTAATCCTGCACGCCTCCTGCATAGCCAGGCGCATCAGCTCGGACTGTAGGGCGGGGCTGCCTGCGAACAGCTCCACGTTGTCCCTCGCCACCTGGAGCGGGTTCGGGCGCAGGGAGAGTATGTGCTGTTCCACCTCCCCCCGCATCTCCGCCACCTGGGGGTTGATGCGCAGCTTCCTTCCGCCGATCGTCTCCTCGATCGGCGCCGCGAACATGCGGCTTGCACCGTCCATCGTAATGTCCTCCGGTTGTTTACTCCGTCGGCGGCGTGATCGCGCCGCTGCTCTGGAAGTTGGCCGACCACGAGACCTTCTCGCCCGTATCGCCCTCGACCTCGAACGACAGGCTCGTGATCTGGGCAGTCAGCGTGTAGCTTCGAGCCTCGCCTCCCGCCGCAGTTGAGAGGTACAGCACCAGCGTCACGGACGAGCCGGCCGTGATATCCTGCTCGACCGGGTTGGCCAAGTCGTAGGGCCCCTCGATCGTGCCCGTTGCGGACCTCTGACCGACGTTGCCGGTCTTATCTCCGCCGCCGCCGAACGTGCCGAACTGGCTCGCGTCGACGACTATCTCCATGGTCCAATGATTGCACTCCGTGAACGTGCTGGAGCCCACGTCCACCTGGCCGTACTTGCCTGATACGGTGGCCATATCTCTTCCTCCAAAGTCAAAGGGACGCGGGCGCCTTTACGCGACGCCCATCAGAATAATGTCGTAGTCGATGTCGTCCCCCGACGCCGCCGACCCGTCCCACGTGACCTGGAGGATGTCACTCGCCCCGGGGCTCACCCGCCAGCCTTCCTCCGGACAGGTCATCAGCAGCACGCCGCCGCTGCGGACCCTCGCCTCCGCGGCCTGGTTGTCGTTCAACCACGCCGCCCATGCGTTGCTCGCCGCCCCGCCAACCAGGATGTCCTGCCCCGCCGTCTGCACCCAGGTTGACCCGCTCCGCACGCCCTTGTTGAATACGAACAGCACCTTGATCTTGGTGAACGTCAGCACGTTGCCGAACACGTCGGTCAGCCCGCCCGCTAGGTCCAGAGAGTCAGTGCCGCTTGACTGCGACAGCCGCCGCCGGTCGTGCCACATCCGGTTGACCTGGTCGCTGCCCGTCCCGTTGGTCAGCGACTTCAGCAGGCTTAGCTGATCGCGGTCCTTTGGCGTGCTCAGGTCAAGCGTGTCCTCGTAGGTCCACTCAACCCGCGTCCGCACTCTTCCTGTCAGGCTTCTCGTCATATCTCACCTCGGTTTCTGGTACTCCGCCGTGTACTCCAGGACCTCTTCCCAAAGGTTCTCCTCGACCTGCGACGACCGGCGGGCAGTCAGGTCCAGCCGGATCACCGTCAGGCCCGTCACGGTCAGGCTTGTCTCGCAGTCCTTGAACGCCGCCTCGATCAGGTCGCCGTGCGCCTCGACCAGCTCCTGAGTCCGGTCGACCGCGTGGAACTCGAACGACTCCTCGTGGTAGTTGCTGCCGAAGCTGCCCGATTGCTTGGTCTCCTCGGCCGGCACGATCACGCAGAACGGGTAGGTCTCGCTGTCCGGCCCCTCGCCCATGTAGAGCGTGGTGAACGGCGATGCCACCAGCGTCCCCTCCGCGTCGAACTTCGTCTTGATCTGCGCGAAGAAGCTCGCCATATCATATCCCTAGCTTCACCTGACCGTGCATCGCCTTCTTCATCTCCCCGAAGATCAGCGACTTGATCTTGGCCTTCTCTTTCTTCACCGTAGCCCAGAGGTACGGCCTCGGCTTCACGCCCGGGTGCGACACCCGCTTGCGGAATATCCAACCCCAGCCGCCCGGCGTTTCTCCCCCGAACACAAGCACTTTCTTCCGCCTAGCCCGTATTCCATGCGGCTTCGTTCCCCTTTCTAAACCAGCTCCGTACTTAAGCGTCGTCCCCACGCTGCCGAGCATCCGCTTCCTATCCGTGCTCTGGAATATCGACTGCCGCAGCTTACCCGTGATCGCCCGGGGCGGCTGGCCCGCCTTGCTGTGTTGGTATCGCCGCGGCTTTGTTTTCCGCTTCCTGCTCGGACTCTTCGCCCCCCCGCCACCGACCATCGCCGGCTTGCTGATCGCCACCTTCACCTTTCGCTGCACGTAGGCCGTTGCCCGGCGGAGGCCCTTGAACCCAGCCGCCTTCACCTTGGCGCTGACCTGCTTGCCGTACCACCTTATCGTCGCCTTCTTCGCCACGTCACTGCTCCTGCCCGGTCTCCAGGACCTCTAGTTTCCAAAGCCTGTCCTGCTCGTCGGTATTAGTCGGCGTGGCCTGCACGTCGAAGTTGCGGCTGTTGTACACAATCCTGGTTTCCCTTACGACATTTGGGTCAGTCGGAGAATACATAATGTGGCTGATTTCCGTGTCCCGCTGCAATGCGATCATCCGCTCGTAAGACGAGGCCGGCTGTATCCTCACGCGGAACGGCGTGCCCGCCGTCGGGTAGGTGAACGACGCGCTCCCGGCCCCGCCCTCGCTTCTTACGCGGGGGTACGGCGTCACCAGCTTGTCGCAAAGGCTCTGAATGCTCATGCCTACAAAAACTTGCCAAAAGAGACAAAAGGCCCGAGTAGCTTCCTCGCCTGCCTTGGCATCTGGGCGGCCCGCTCCACCGCGTAAGTCACCGCGTAGTCCCCCAGCCGCTCCGCCTTGATCGTCCCCGCGCTCTCGCCCCGCTGTCCGAAGGCGTGCTGGATCGACAGCAGGCACGCCAGCTTGATGTCCGCCGCAATACCCGTCGAAAGCTCCGCCTGCGTGTAGCCGCCCACGTAGACCACCTTCACCGTGCCGTTCTTCGCCGGCCAGTAACCTCCGGTCCGGTGAATGATCCCGCCCATAGACAACCCCGCTGGCTCGTACTGCACATAGAAGTCGGAGCCGCTTGTCAGCTCAGTCGATGCAGTGAAGTCGCTGCTTCCCTGGCCCGCGTAGGCGCTCGTATCCTCATAGAGGTTCGTGATGCTCCGTAACGGGATCTCCGGCACCAGCAGCATCGCCGCCTCGGCCACCCCACCGATCGTCGCCCCCACCGCCTTGCCGCCCTGCACGTCGTAGTACCGCACGGCCGGGTCGACGTTCCCGCCCCGCCTGTCCCTCGGCAGGAAGTGCGTGTGCGTGGCCTGCTCGATCGAGTAGCCGACGAACCGCTTGACCGACTGCTCGACCATCGGGGAGAGCAGGTTGATTAAGCCATCTTCCTGGTCCGTTACCGAACCCCCTTTGCCGAGAAACGCCAGGATTTCAGCTCTCGCACAGATCATCAGGTCTTCCCCACGTCGCCGTCTTGCAGCGGCCCCAGAACGTGAATGACACCGATCTCCGCCGCCTTGATCGCATCCGCCGGGCTCGTCTCTGAATCATCGACAACGAGCACCTCGCAGTCATAAGCCCCCCGCATCCCGTTCGTGTCCCCCTGTGCCAGCCTCACCGTCACTGAGGCGTGCGTCGCCGAACCGTCGCCTAGCTGGTCTACCGTCACGCTCGACCCGTTCGCCGACGCGGCTGCCGAGTCCAGGTCAAGCTCCACCGTTCCCACCCGACCGACCTTCACCCGCACCACGTCGCCCGACTGGAGTTGCAAATAATCCCCACTGTTCGTCTTCAGCGTGACCGTGAAGTCAACCGTTCGATTGGCGTATGCTTTGACCTTGAAACTCATTTCAAGATTCCCTCGCTGCCACGCTCACCGCCCCCACGCCCGCTTGGCTCCACTCGCTCTCGCCCGGCTCGCCTGACTTCGCGGCTACCGCCACGTTGCCGACCCCCGCCTGACTCCAGTTGCTACCGCCCGGCTCGTCCAACTTCGCAGCTACTTCTGCCTTACCGATCCCCGCCTGACTCCAGTCTGTGTCGCCGGGGAACTTCGGCACGGCCGTTGTCGGCGCCTCGCCAGATAGCCCGACTATCACGTCGGCCCCGATCACATCGAATACGTTTGTCGTCCAGTCGAAGAGCATCGATTAAGTATCCGTCAGAACTGTTATTGTCCTTTGGTCAGCTCCCGTCGCGGTGAACGTCCAAACCAACACGTCGGCGTTCATCTCCGCCTGTGTGAAGCTAATCTTGTAGACGCCGTTGGCTATCTCCGACACGCTGTTGGTAGCACCCGCAAACGCCCCGCCATCCTTGGAGATTTGGGCCGTTACGGTCAATCCCGTAATCGGCGAAAAGTGATCGTCGCTGTCCACCATCAATAATGAGAAGTTCGCCAGGGCCACGTTCTTCGCTACGGCAGATGGCAGGTTATCCGTTTTGGCCTTTACGGCGTCCAGCAGTGCATCCAACCGCCCGCCGTCAATCCAGTCCGTCAGTATGGCCGCACGAACGGCAGTAAGCCGGGCTGCGTTCGTGTTGATCGTATCCAGGATCGCATCAAGACGCCCAGCATCAATCCAATCGGTGAGCACTGCTGCCCGCACGGCCGTTAGGCGATTCGTGTTCGTCAGGTTCGCCGCCAGATCCCCGCCGCCGCTTGCTTCGGTCAGCACGTCGATGGCCTGGATCCGCTGCATCAGGCTGTTGGCTGTGGGACTGGCGGCCATTGCTGAATCAAGGCCCGACACTTCGGTCATTATCCCGCTGGTCTTGCTGCGGTCGTATTCACCGCCAGAAACAATCACTGTCCCACCCGATCCTTGAGCGAGTGCATAGTTATTAGTCCCTTCAGTTCCTACATAGATACATGGATTCCACGCGATACAGGTCGAACTGGCACCAGAAGCGTAAATTCCCTGTTGCTTAAGAGTGGCCCCAGAAACATGAATCGTCGGTTCAACGGCATAGACCGTACCTTGAAGCACCTTTATACCATTGACAAACCGGGCATCAGCGGCACTCGGCCCCAAGCCCAACAGCTTTGGTCGAATCAACCACACAACATGATCACCTGTTTGCAGTACTACCGAATCAAACTCGGTTTCTATGATGACGTCCTCAGCAATTCCCGTACAAGCACTCGCGTGCTTAATATAGTATCCATCTGTTTCGGCCTTCAGCTTAACCCGTCGCAATACTGCGTCCGTAAAGGCAGCATCACCGTTCCCTTCGTGTGCGCCGTACGGAAATTGATATTCGCCAGCGGCAGCGATCCCTTTAATCGTAAGGTCCTCAACCAATGAGTTGCTGCCAGGAGCAACGATTGCGCCCTTGCCGCCCCCAGATGTAGCTGTCGAAGTGATTACAGTTACATCAATCCCAGCACCAATCACTATCACGCCTGCTGGCACAGCTATCTCATTGTCGCCCAACGCAAACGTCCCTGGTCCCAAGATCACCACGTCGTTTGCGCCGGCCGCCTCGATAACCGTCTTGGGCGAGAGCTTAGCCGCCCTAGGCGAGAGGCCATCGTTAGCCGCAAGGCCATCTGTAGCCACGAACCATACTGTGCCCTTTGTTCCATGCTGAATCTGGGCGATGCTCGCAAGGTTGATCGCTGCGTCCGGTTTAATATCCGTGCTTGTCCCGTTATCAGTCCACGACAGATTCCCCCGCGGAACTACGGTCAGGCCCGTGCAGGACGCATCCACGACGAGCTGGCCATTCGTCTCAAGGGACATAACGGTCGTAGCAACGGCGTTGTTGATCTGGATGCCCCCCGAACCGTGCCGCATGTACAAGTTTACGTCTGCAACACTGTTGATGTCCACAATGGGTGTGCCGCTGCCGGCAACCGCAGACCACCAGTTATCAAATGCACAATCATTGCGCAGTGTCAAAGTACCAGCGGCAAGGAGACACCTGCAAGCAGTTATCTCCATTCCGGTGATTGCGGAGAGAACACAGCCTTCGGCTTGGAACCTACCCGTACCGCCTTGGGCACCCGTAATCAACACATTGTAAAAATGGCTGTTGTCTACGTCTTGCGTACCAAGGTCAATTGTATTCGCCATCATCTCCCCGATGCCGACGAACTCATAGTCCGGCATCGCAGCGCCCAGGGTCGCAGACGAATTGTTGACTAGGTAGACGCGGTCGAAACTGAAGCTGTCCGCAATCGTCTTCACAGCGGCAATGGTGCTGACGGGATTGTTCAAGGTGCCGTCTGTGCCGTCTACCGTGTTCGTATTCCCCGCTGCGTCGTTGTAATAGACGCCAGGACCCCGCGGGCCCGCGTAGGCCGGGGCGAATCCCTCCACGCCGTCGTAGAGCGTGTTAAGGTTTGTCACGGCTCCAGCGGCGGGCAGCCGGCTGTCCAAGTTCACCACCGCCGACCCATCCCAATAAAACAACTGGCTACTCCCCAATACGATGTCACCCACCGCCGGGCTGCCCCCTGCCTGCTTGCGGACCACGAACGTGTATCCTCCAGCCGCAGCCGCTGGCATACTGGCCCGGAAGATGCCCGTGGAGGTGGCCTGCTCGGTCATGGCGATGTCGTAGTTGGTCCAACTGCCAGACACGGGAGCCTCGAACGCCGAGCCGTTCCACAATTGGCCCACGGTGTTTTCAAGCTGGGCGTAGAGCGTATCGCCGCTGTTCGCTGCGCTGTGGTAGGTGAGTTCGTTCGCCATTAGTCCGGTTCAGTTCTCTAGTCCAGCAATTCGTCGTCTCTTATAACAACTCGTCCCACGTAAGCGAAACGTTGACTTCCTGGTTCGTGCCGCTGGCGGCCTGGCCCGTCACGGTGAAAAGTTCCCCAGGGAGAAGCCTCGCCCGCAAGGAGGTGAGATCGACGATCTCTGCGTTCTCCTTGCCCAGGACCGTGGTGAGTATCACATTCCCGCCCGACACGCCTGACGCAGAGGTGTCGGTGGCCACCATGGACGTACTCGCGGCCACGTCCGAGAACGACGGGGAGCCCGTCAATGCGGTGTCTACTCGGACTCTGAAAATAACAGGCTTCGTTGACAGCGTGGCCAAGGCAACGAAGAGAGGTGCGATCCTCGCCCTGTTGAGTTTTCCCTGGAACACCCGCTTGTTGCGTATGCTCAATATCGGAAGCTCGGTGTTCCCCAGGTTCGTGATGCCACCCTCCGCGGAATTGAGGAATCCCAGGTCCACGTCCTTGCCCTCCACGAATCCTGCCATGGAGGAGGTCTCCACCACGATGTCGCTCGCGTTGGACGTGTTCCCCGCGAAAACGCACAGGGGAAGCGTAGGATTGTCAATGGACGGTATAGTAGCGGAGTTGGCGTATTCTATCCTGTGGACCAGGACGAACCTCCCCGTCGAGGGGTTCTCGATGGAGAACTCTATGGCCCCGAATCCCAGCCACTGGTAGCGGATCTGAAATACGTTGCCGTTGGTGAACGTCAGGCTCGGCAGCGTCTCCGCCCCGGCCGCCTTGTCCTCGCTCCAACTCGTCTGAGCGACCACAGTCTCCGTTGGGGAGACCCCGGCAACGGTTTCCGCGAAGGCTCCGACAGCCGTGCCCGGCGCTGACAGGGTAAAGGCACCCGCCTTGTCCCCAGAACCAAATGAGATGAATATGACCGTATCCCCCACGGCCTCAGCATTCCATCCGCCACCTACGGCCGAATAATCCTCGACTGCTATCTCCCTGGCCGTCGTCTCCTTCACTCCGCTGTCCGTCACAGTCACATCGGCCTTGGCGTTTCCGTTCAGTGTGATCGTTATGTCCTCGGAAGTCGAAGACGCCGTGGTGATGGTGAGCGTCTGGATCTCGACCGACCCGCCCTGCCGTCTCATCACCCCGAAGGCGGTCCCGTTATATCCGAAGAATAACCCGTCCGCCGCGTCCCCGATGCCCGCGTACTGCGTGGAATTCGCGGCCCCGGCAGTGAAGACAGCCGTGAAGCGGATGAGGGCTCCCTGCCCGGGATTGTACTTGACCTCCCGCCGCGACAGGAGCTGCGCCGACTGGTTCGTCCCGGAGCCTGTCGAGATCCTCGCCTTGTTGGCGGAGAACGTCACGGAGCCCCCGTTGGCGTTGGTGTTGACCAGCCTGGTGTTGATGTTGTACGGGAACTGAAGCTGTACAACCGGCGTAGGCTCGGCAACCTCGGCTTCACCGAAGGCCGACTTTTGGGGCTCAATAAACGGTTGGTAGGACGTTGCTATTGGCATCAAGCTGCTCCTGCAATTTCTCCAGCCCCTCAGCCACTTGCTTTCGAGCGGCTGTCAACTGCAACCAGTATTCACCCGGGCCATAATCGCCATGGGGTTTCCTCAGAGGCCCATTCCAAGGGGGCTCACGAATCGGGGTCCGGGCCTCTTGCGTCGCATGTCCACCTTGACCGCGTTCGGGTTGTTGCCGGCAGGGAAGTTCCACTTCTGATTGTTCCCGGAGTCGGTCGAGTCTATTGCCCAGATCGCCGATCCGGCAGACGCATCCGAATACGCCGCGTCCACGAAGCTCGCGCTGCCGGTGCCAGTCACCGTCAACGTCCAGCCACTCGCCGCAGCCATGTCAAGCTTGTTTCCGGCATCCGTCCCCGTGGCAGAAAACGCACCGCCGACTAGAAATTCGGCATTCGGCAGATTGGCAGCCAGCCCATCGGCGCCAGCAGAGAGTGTGAACGCACCCGTGGTGGTCAGGGTCTTGCTGTTGTAGTCGACCGTGCCATCCGAATGAGT